CTAGTCCTTTAGCTGAACCTGACCATAATGTAGAAGATGAAAGTAATTTTAAATTTAAAGACAAAGCCCGTAAAAAAATCATAGTTCATGAATACTGGGGTTATTGGGATATACATGATACTGGAGAAGTAGAACCCTTTATGGCTACATGGGTTGGTAGTGTATTAATCAGAATGGAAGAAAACCCATTCCCAGATAAAAAATTACCATTTGTATCAGTTCAATACCTTCCTGTACGGAAAAGTATTTACGGACAGCCTGATGGTGCTTTGTTAGAGGATAACCAAAAGATTATTGGTGCTGTAACCAGAGGTATGATTGATATTATTGGTAGGTCAGCAAATGGTCAAATGGGTATTCGTAAAGATGCATTAGATGTAACAAATTCTCGTAAATTTGAACAGGGTGCAGATTATAAGTTTAATTCTAATGTAGATCCAAAACAAGCTTTTCACATGGATACTTATCCAGAAATACCACAAAGTGCTCTTAATATGCTTAATTTACAAAATAATGAAGCTGAATCATTAACTGGTGTTAAAGCATTTAATACTGGTATTAGTGGTCAAGCTTTAGGTAATACAGCTACAGGTATTAGAAGTGCTTTAGATGCAACTTCTAAACGTGAATTAGGAATATTAAGACGACTAGCTGACGGTATTAATCAAGTAGGACGTAAAGTTATTTCAATGAATTCTGAATTTTTATCAGACCAAGAAATTATAAGAGTAACAAATGAAGAGTTTGTTGCTATTAATAGAGAAGATTTAGGTGGAATGTATGATATTAAATTAAATATATCTACAGCTGAAGCAGATAATGAAAAAGCTCAAGAATTATCATTTATGTTACAAACAATGGGTAATAATATGGATCAATCTATGTCACAGTTGATATTAGCTGATATAGCTCGTTTACGTAAAATGCCTGATTTATCTAAACAAATTCAAGAATATCAACCTCAACCTGACCCAATGGCTGAACAGAAAGCACAACTTGAAATGCAACTATTACAAGCCCAAATTGCTAATGAAAGTGCTAAAGCAGCGGAAAATGCAGTCGATGTTGAATATAAGAAAGCGAAGACACAAACTGAACTTGCTAAATCTAGAAACTTAAATAGTAAGTCTGATTTAGATGATTTAAGTTTCGTAGAACAAGAGTTAGGAGTTGATAGACAACATGAACAGGATTTGAAAAAAACTGATCAGCAGAACGCTATGAATCAGAAACAAGTTGATCAGCAAAATGCTATGGATAGTAAATTTGCAGATGCAATTATTAATGAACCAATGTTAAATCAGAAATAATGTGATATAATCACGAAAAGGAGCTGTAGTAATACTACTTTGTTTTTATCTCAATACGAGGACACACGATGAGCACAGAAGAAGAGTTAAACCAATTAGATGCCAGTATGGCAGAAGCTAAACACTTTATTGATATTAAGAATAGTTGTGTAAAGCTTCATAGAAATAGAGATTTTAAAAAAGTAATCTTAGATTATTATTTTAAAGAAGAAGCCGCAAGATTAGTTATGGCTAAAAGTTCTAACTTAAGTGAAGAACAGAAAAAACTAATCGATAATATGATGTATGGTGTAGGAGCCTTATCTAATTTTTTTGATAGTGTATTGCAACGTGGTGTGCAAGCAGAACAAGCTCTTAGAGATGATGAAGAAGCTAAAACTGCAATACTACAGGAGGACTTAGAATAATGGCTGATTTAGACCAACAATTAGGAATGTCTGATGAAGAATTCCTTAAACAGAATTTAGGTGAAATTGAAGAGCAATTAGATAATCTTCAAGAAGAACCAGAAAAGATTAATGCATCTGAAGAAGAGCAAACTTCTGAAGACGCATTGAATGAGGATGTGGATCAAGAACCAAATCAGGAAACCCCTGATACAGAAATTGAAGCATCCGAAAGTAATACCGAAGAATCTGAAGAAGAGACATCAGATGATGAAGTAACTGACCCAGGAGAAGAAGTTCCCCTGGAAGCTGAAACATCTGAAGATACTATAGAAACAGAGCCAGAGGATACAGATGATGTAGCTGCAGATACCAAAACAGCTGAAACGGAAGAGGTCGTCCTAGAGACTAAACAGGAAGATACTCAAGAAACGGCTAAAGTAGATTTTGAAGCGGCATATAAACGGATTACGTCACCGTTTAAAGCTAGTAAGCGAATGATGCAAGTCGATAATGTTGATGACGCTATTGCATTAATGCAGAAAGGTGCTGATTATCATAATAAGATGAAGACTATTGCTCCTCATCTAAAAATGATAAGTATGTTAGAAAAAGAGGGATTGTTAGACCAAGTTAAACTTAACAATCTAATCGATATTTCTAAAAAGGACCCTAAAGCAATCGCCCAGCTTATAAAAGATAGTGGCATAGATCCGTTAGATATAGATACTGATGAAGAGGTGGGTTATAAGCCAACTGAATATGGTATAAGTGATAAAGAGTTTCAAATAAATCAGGCAATTGATGATATTAGGGACACTCCTTCATTTGATAAAACTATAAATGTTTTAGCAAAAGAATGGGATGATAAAAGTAAAAAGCTAATATCGGAGAATCCTGCAATTATAAAAATTCTTAATGACCACGTTTATAACGGGGTATATGATAGAGTACAATCAGTTATGGATACTGAGCGAGCATTAGGTAGGTTACAAATACCTGATGTTGAAGCTTATAGACAAGTAGCTGAACACTTATTTAAAAGCGGAGCCATAGTGCAAGAGGGACAAGTTAATCAATCTCCTAATGCATCTGTACCAAAAACTAAAGCAAGGGACGATGTTGCAATTAAGCAGAAACGCAAAGCTGCAGCATCAACAAAGAAGACTACAACTAAAAATGCGACTGTTCCACCTAATTACTTAAATATGACGGATGAAGAGTTTATGAAATTGCCAGATGTATAGTTTTCTTGATATAACTAGCTATAGGAGAATAATATGGCTTTAGAATACGGAACTGGTGCTAGTGGTGCCAGTAATATCGGTCCTCAGGCGCGGACGGATTTTTATTTCAAAAAAGCGCTTATTAAAGTACGTGACATTCAGTACTTTATGCCGTTAGCAGATGTAAGGGCTATGCCTAAACATCACGGCAAAACAATTAAACAGGATGTTTATCATCCTTTGTTAGATGATCTAAATACATCAGATCAAGGTCTTGATGCAGATGGTCTAATTCAACCTAGCACTGGTTTTAGTGCTTGGAATGCGGCTGGTACACCTTCTACAGGTGGTACTGGTTGGAATGCGGCTACTGCTACTACTGCAGGTTATTACTCAAGTTCAGCTAACGCTGTAACTGCAGCTGGTAATGGTGGTAGTACTAAGCAACAATATGGTAATATTTATGGTTCAGCAAAAGATGTTGGCGTAATTATTGACCGTCTACCAGCATTAACTGAGAACGGTGGAAGAGTTAACCGTGTAGGTTTCACACGTACACAAATAACTGGTTCACTAATCAAGCAAGGTTTCTTCACTGAGTATACTCAAGAGTCTTTGGATTTCGATTCAGATTCTGAGTTACTATCTCATATAACTGAAGAAATGATGGTAGGTGCAACCGAGTTAACTGAAGCTCAATTGCAGAAAGACTTACTTAATGAAGCTACTACAAACGGTACTACTCAGTATCCAGGTTCAGCAACAAGTAAAGCTACTGTTGCTGGTGCTGCTGATTATGATGACCTAATGACTTTATCTATTGCTTTGGATAATAATAAAACACCTAAGCAAACTAAGATAATCGCTGGTTCTCGTATGACAGATACTAAAACTGTTAATGGTGGTCGTGTTATGTACATTGGTCCAGATTTAATTCCTCTAGTACGTAAGATGCAAGATATTGGTAGTTCTGGTGTTGGTACAGGCTTTACTGGTGTAGAGAAGTATGCTGATGCTGCTAATGTACTTAATGGCGAAATTGGTTCAGTTGACCAATTCCGTTTTGTTGTAGTACCTGAAATGTTGTACGATACAGGTGGTGGTGCAGCAGGCGTTAATATCTATCCTATGTTATGTGTAGGTGATGGCTCATTTACTACTATTGGTTTCCAAACTAATGGTAAGACTTTGAAGTTCACTACTACTCATAAAAAACCAGGTAGAGAAACTGCGGACGTTAATGATCCTTACGGTGAAAAAGGATTTTATTCAATTAAATGGTACTATGGTTTCATGGCTTTACGTCCTGAACGCTTAGGTATTGTTTGGACTAAACTTTCTTAATCGAGGGTTTTATTATCTTCCCCACATGGGATACCTTATGATGTGGGGAAGATTTTTAAAAGGAGATAATATGTTTGATTTTACTGATCTAGTTAAAATTCCAACTTATAAAGAATGGAAAAATGCCGTAGAA